AAAGTGACTGTGTATCCTAACCAAGTACAGTCAGCGATGTCACAGGGCTTCAGTCCCAGCAAAGAAGAAGCACAAGCAAAAGCTAAACAGCAAGGTGTGGCGGAAGGCTATCAATTCAAAGGTCCTTTCCCGTTTGACGTAGATCACATGCACGGTGGTCGTGGTATCAACTTGCCAAAAGCAGAAACGAAAAAGTATTTCACTGACAAGAAACAGTGGGAACAAGCAGTCAATGATATCAACAGTTCAAAGTATGATGATAACAGTGATTATATTGGTGTCACTGGTAGATCCACAGTAGAGATCAACGGTCGTGAATGGGCAAGATGGAGTGACGCACAGCAAAAAGGTTACATTGAATTGAGTTCAATGTCCGAGCAAGGTATGGCGGAAGGCTCCAAAGAAAAGACTCAGGGTATTGCATTGTCAAAAGCATACAAGAAAGATTTTGATGACAAGAAGCCAGGACACAATAAACCAGAAACTGCACTGACAGGCACATATTCTAAAACAGGCAAGCCAGGTGGCGAACTTAAAAAGCAAGGTGTGGCGGAGGTTAGTGATGCTACGCTAACCAGTTATCTAACAAAATTAGATAGAGATAACCTTAAGCACAGAATGGATCCCACAAAACGCAGTGACGCAAAACGTATGAAAAGTGGTCCTAATTTTGTTAAAGCGTTTACCAAATTGGATAATAGAAAGCAAGGTGTGGCGGAAGGCTCATCTACGAACGCAGAAGTTACTAAACGAGCAAAAGCCGCTGCCCAAAAGGCAGGCAAGACATTTGATACTGATGTTGAGTATCGCTTGTGGTACGCAATTACCACCCAAGCAAACGCCGCAACACGAAAAGCGGACAAGAAGCAAGGTGTGGCGGAAGGCATGTTGGACAATCCTGGCCAAGAAGACAACCCAGTAGCCGGTGCTATCATTCGTCGTATTTTAATGCAACGCTTAGACCTGCTGAGCAAGTACGGCCCAGAAAAAGTTGGCCAGGCAGTAGATGAAGTTGCTGACTTTGTGGGCGATACGGATGAAATTGGCAGCAGTGATGTAAGTGGTTGGGTACGTCAAGTTGAACAAATATTGGGCAATATGGGCGGCCAAGGTGTGGAGGAAGGCTCACAGAGAGTTGATTCACTGGTCACTGACGCACTAAAAATAATGCGTGGTCCAGAAGTAAGTGATGCTGTGGCTGCACTAAAAACTGTGCTGGGCGATAGAGAATTTAATGGTCGTCGTGGTCATTACAATTTCTATATTAAACAAATGATTGATATGTATGGTCAGCAAGGGCTGGCGGAAAGCCAATTAGACGAGCTCAGTTTCAAAGACATTCAAAAAGGCGCCAATAAGTTTGCTAAAGGCGCTAATAAATTTACAAAAAATGTAGCAGATACAGGCGCCGCTGTGGGCAACGCCGCTGGAGCATTAGGTGGTGCAATCAAGCAGGTAGGCAAAACTGTCATTGCTGACCCAGTGGCTGCAACATACAATGCCACAAAGTCAGGACTGAGCAAAGCGTCCAATGTTGCTGCAAACACATATGGTGATCTAAAAAAAGGTGTGCAAACTGTTGGCAAAGCTGGACAAACCGTTGGTTCTGATATTGGAGCAGCAGGCACAGAAGTTGGCAAAGGCATACAAAGTGTAGGCCGCGGAGTTGCTAATGTCGCAGGTGGTACTACTGGTGCATTAGGTTCTGTTGTTGGTGGTGCAACTACTGGTCTAGGTCGTGCAGCAGCTCGCGGGTTCAATACCGGAGTACAAAATGTAGGCGGTGATGCCATTGACAAAATGCAAACCAACATAATGACTCCCAAAGTTGCTGACATACAGAAACAAATTGCTACCAAGCAAGATGAAATCAAAGCTTTGCAAGCAACACTGGCTGGTGAACAATCTGCTGACACCACAGGAGGCAAAGCTGGTATCCAAACAGGTGCTACTGCCCTGATTGATCCTGACACCGAGCTGCCTTATGAAAAAGACAAGCTGGCATCCTTGTACGGGTACAAAGAACCCGAAGCAGCAGCCGCGGACAATACTACGCCACAAGCTACTGCACCAGTAGGATTTAACGCATCCAATCTGTCAAATTTACCTGGCATGGAAAAATATGCCAAACCGGCACCAGCACCAAAGACGCCAAATTTTGCTGGCCCACAAGGTTACGCAAAAACTACCTACAGTGTCAAGCCACCTGCTGCACCAAGTTCACCTGCACTGGCAGCGCCTGGTGTACCCAAAGTACCTCGTGTGACTGCTGGCGGCCCAACGCCTGCTGAAAAAGCCAATCTTGACAAGCGCATAGCAGCAGCGGCTCCAGCTGTAGCAGAGACACTGGAACAGATTGACCGCATGTTAGAAAGTGTCAACAGCAAGAAAAGTGCTGAAATGGTCAAGGCCTATGTGGATCAACGATTTACGGAACTGGGCCTGCGCAATACTACTGAGTGCCGCAACATCATGGCACGTGTGGTACAAGAATCGGCTATTCGTCGCAGACAATATGCAAAGAGGCTAGCAAACTAATCACCTTAGGACCGGTACTTGTTACCGTGGTGTGCCCGGCTGCTGGGCAGAGTAATCCGATTCGCTACCGGAACCTTTAAAGTGAGCACTATCAACTCTTAGATAAATTTATACATGATATTGGAATTTATCTTTCCTGATGAACGCATTGAAGTACATGTTGACCTGTTGGACAATCCTGGTGTTGCACACTGGGCAGACAAATTTTTAAACTGCAACTACACAACCTCTGTACTGAGTCATGATCACTTGTGGGTGTGTGCTATGGACCAACACAGTTTTGATCATTCACATACTCGATGTCAGCAATTAATCAGTCAATTAGCACAACTTGGGGTAGTGTATCAAGGACCTGATATTGGCACCGTAGATCACCACAATTTGAATCATGTTCATAGATTTTTCACTCACAATCAACAACGCTGCAACATTATTGCTGCATTGCATCGTCGAGGCAAAAACGTAGAATTTGACAACGATCTTGACTACCACACAGCAATGCCCATGTTGGATGAACTCAATTTGCATGTGCACGAACTTGAACGCTACATTGCTCGAGGTCCTGATGACATGCTAGTTGATCAAATTGAAGAAATAAAACTATATCAACCTGCTCATTATAATTCAAATGTTTGGTGCTCACTAGCTGACTATCAGCAGTACCACAGTGATCAACACTATGATATCATACTAGGATCTGAAATACTGGGCAAGACTCTATTGCAAAGTTATTTGGATCAAGACGATCCCAGGGACTGGGACACATCAGGACACTATGCATCAGCTGGCGGCCTGCAAATAACCTACTTGCCTACTCGTCAGCAAATCTATCAAAGCGACAGTTTTAAAAACTGGCTTTACAAATACAATGCTGATCCCAATGGGCTAAAGTATGACTTTCCCATTGGCAACATACAAAACAGAGATACAGGACCATTTCAACAGGTCCTAGCTCAATTAGATCGACACAAATTTGACAATGTGTCAGTGATTTATCGAAAGAACACATGAAATACTACTGTGCTGATCAGTTCAAAACCATGCATATACGCAGTACCAACTCAGGGCAAGTGCTTGTGAGTCCATGTTGTGCAGCACAAACACAACCTGTGATAGCTGACAAATTTGATTTTGCTACCAACGAGTTCTTACAACAAACAAGACAGCATACTATAGACAATAAGCCCGCGCCTGCTTGCAGCAACTGTTGGCGACAAGAAGCACAAAATCCTCCTAGTCGTAGATTTTTTAGCAATCAGAATCACAATCAAGATATTCGTGTTGAACTCAATCGCATTGATGTGACCACACAAAATGTATGCAATCTGGCCTGTATCATGTGCAGTAGCTACAGCAGTAGCACCTGGGCACGGGAAGAAGGCTTAACTGATCAAGACTACAGCTTTGAAGACAAGTTGCAATTGTTTCGCAGATTGGATTTTTCTCATGTGTATCAAATGCATTTCACTGGGGGTGAGCCACTAATGAGTACCGAGCATCTCAAAATGCTGGGCATCTATGCAGAATCTTCACCACTGAGTCAACTGCATATCAGCTACAACACCAATGGCACATTCTTTCCTGATCAACGGGTGTTGGATACCTGGAGTCAGGTCAAGGCCATAGACCTTGTGATCAGTTTGGACGCCACTGGTGCTGCATGCGAGCTCATACGTTGGCCTGCCAAGTGGGAACAAATTGCTGCCAACATTGCTAAATTCTTTGAGTTACGATCTCAAATGCCGCATCTAAAGATTGGATTTATCAGTTGTGCCAGCAACTACAACCTGTTTGAGTTAGCAGATGTCATAGACTTTGTACACAGTCATGATCCTGAACTCACAGTGCATTTTCAAGTAAACCACAAACCATACTTTGCACCAGCCTTGATCCCGTTGGAAATGCTAGAGCCAGTAATGTCCCGTTTGAGTGCATACCCAGAATTAGAGAACCTGCTGCCCACAGTGCAGTCTCAGTTGGACCATGCTCGTTATCGCAAGGAGATGATAACCTATCATCGGCTAATGACAGAAATGGAAACCAAGCGTGGCACAGATTGGCGATCAGTGTTGCAAATTGGCAAGTACATGAGTTGATTTTGTTCCCTGTAACTGTTACAATAGCAGTTCACAAGGAGTATTCTATGGAAGCAAAAACATTCAACGGTGATCAAAAGATCAAGTTGATTCAAATTATCAACGAAGGCATGCAAGTGACTCAAGAAATTGAAACACTCACAGGTGGACTCAATGACACTATCAAGGCCATTGCTGAAGAACTTGAAATCAAGCCTGGCGTGTTGAAAAAAGCCATCAAGCTGGCACACAAGGCTGAATTTGGCAAAGCCAAACAAGACCACGAACTGCTGGAAACAATTTTGGAAACCGTTGGCAAAACTCTATAAGTACTGTTTTACACAGCGAGTCGCTCACGTTACGAGCATGAATCACGGCTTACCGGCCACAATCGGAGAACAATGAGTTATATTGACGCACTATTTGATCGTGAACACGATCGCATCCACACAGTAGAACGCCGCGATGGCAAGAGAGTCTATCGCGAATTTCCAGCCAACTATGTGTTCTACTACAACGACCCACGTGGCAAGTTTCGCAGTATCTATGACACTCCGGTGAGTAGATTCAGCACTCGAAACAACAAGGAATTTCGCAAGGAAGTTCGCATACACTCGGGCAAACAACTGTATGAGTCTGACATCAATCCTATCTTTAGATGCTTGGAAGAGAACTACAAGGATCAAGATGCCCCTGAACTGCACACAGCTTTTTTCGACATTGAAGTAGACTTTCACAAGGACAAGGGATTCTCACCAGTGGAGGATCCGTTCAACGCCGTCACTGCTATATCTGTGTATCTCAACTGGCTGGATCAACTGGTCACCTTGGCTGTTCCTCCAAGACACATGAGTATGGAAACTGCTCGTGAATTGGTAGCAGACTTTGACAACACGTTCTTGTTTGAAAAAGAAGAGGACATGTTGAAAATGTTCTTGGACTTGATTGACGATGCTGATGTATTGTCAGGTTGGAACTCAGAAGGCTATGACATACCTTACACAGTGAACCGTATCACTCGTGTGCTCAGCAAGGACGATACTCGCAAGTTTTGCTTGTGGGGGCAAATGCCCAAGAAGCGTATGTTTGAACGTTTTGGCGCTGAACAAGAGACTTATGATCTTGTGGGTCGTGTGCATATGGACTATATGCAACTGTATCGCAAATACACCTACGAAGAACGACACAGCTACAGTCTGGATGCCATTGCTGAACACGAACTAGGTGATCGTAAAACACAGTTTGAAGGCACCTTGGATCAACTGTACAATCAACACTTTCGCAAGTTTATTGAATACAACCGTCAGGATACTGCACTGTTGGATCGCCTGGACAAAAAGCTGAGATTCCTGGAACTGGCCAGCGAACTGGCACATGCCAACACTGTGCTGTTGCAGACCACCATGGGCGCTGTGGCAGTGACTGAACAGGCCATCATCAACGAAGCTCACGAGCGTGGCATGGTTGTACCCAATCGACAACAACGCAACGACAGTGCAGACAATCAAGCCGCTGGTGCTTATGTTGCGTATCCACGCAAGGGCTTGCATGAGTGGGTGGGCTCTGTGGACATCAACAGCTTGTATCCATCAGCTATTCGTGCCATGAACATGGGACCAGAAACAGTAGTAGGACAATTGCGTCCTATCATGACTGATCACTACATCAAGGCACAGTTGGCCAAGAACGGTGGCAAGTTTGCTGATGCGTGGGAAAACATGTTTGGCAGTCTTGAATACACTGCTGTGATGAACACAGAAGTAGGTACAGAGATTACCATTGACTGGCAAGACGGTACAGAAAGCACACACTCGGCTGCTGAGATCTGGAAAATTATATTTGATAGTCACCGGCCCTGGATTCTCACTGCTAACGGAACCATTCTTACCTACGAGAAGAAAGGTATCATTCCCGGCTTGCTGGAACGCTGGTACTCAGAGCGCAAAGAAATGCAGGCCAAGAAAAAATTGGCCACCGATCCCAAGGACATTGCATTCTGGGACAAGCGTCAATTGGTCAAGAAGATTAACTTGAACAGTTTGTATGGTGCTATTTTGAATCCAGGTTGCAGGTTCTTTGACAAGCGTATCGGACAGAGTACTACACTTACGGGTCGTGCTATTGCCAAACACATGGATTCTTACATCAATGAATGTGTTACAGGAGAGTATGATCACGTAGGCGAAGCAATAATCTACGGTGACACTGATTCGTGTTATTTCAGTGCATGGCCCATGCTCAAAAAAGAAGTTGAAGCTGGTCGCACAGAGTGGTCAAAAGAAACTTGCATTGCACTATATGATGACCTAGCTGAACAGGTCAATGCTAGTTTCCCAGGCTTTATGGAACAGGCGTTTCATTGTCCCAGAGAGATGGGCGAGCTGATCAAGTGTGGTCGAGAAACTGTAGCAGATCGTGGTTTGTTTATTACCAAGAAGCGATATGCTGTCAACGCTATCGACATTGAAAACAAACGCCTGGACGTAGACGGCAAGATTGGCAAGACCAAAGCCACAGGCCTGGACTTGAAGCGCAGTGATACGCCCAAGGTAATTCAAGAGTTCTTGTTGGAAATTCTCAACAAGCTGTTGGCTGGTGCTCAGCGTGATGAATTGATTGAACACATTCGCGCATTCAAGTATGAGTTCATGGAACGTCCAGGGTGGGAGAAGGGCAGTCCCAAGCGTGTGAACAACTTGACCAAGTATGCGGCAGAAGAAGCCCGACTGGGCAAAGCCAACATGCCCGGGCATGTGCGGGCTGCTATCAACTGGAACAACATGCGAAAAATGAACGGTGACAACTATTCAATGCAGATTGTAGACGGCATGAAAACCATTGTGTGCAAGCTGAAGTCAAATGCGCTGGGCTGGACCAGCATAGGCTATCCCACAGATGAACAACGATTGCCCACTTGGTTTACTGAGCTTCCGTTTGATGACGGACTGATGGAAGCAACTGTTGTGGACCAAAAGGTTGACAACTTGCTAGGTGTGTTGGACTGGGACTTGGCGTCAGCAACCAACACAGAAAATACTTTTACCAGTTTGTTTGATTTTGAATGAAACTCAGCAGCATTGTACACTATCGTAATCAATTGGACACAGTGAGCGTACAGCAGACCTGTGATCAAACTGATCACGAGCTGGCCGCAATCAATCACATTGTGTCCAGTCAAGAGCATGATGTAGGATTCTATAAAGCCCGTATTGCCAAGCGTTTGAGTTCGGTGCACGAATCGTTTGACCAACTGATTCGAGTATTTGATGGTTTAAAAACTGATCTAGATACAGCTATACAAAAACATCAGGCAGCGTACTACGAGGAAAGCACTAGAATGTACAAGCAGGAAATGTGCCACGAAACAACCGAGCACATTTTGAGTCGGCAACTGGCAATCGATGATGACAGCAACTTGTTGTTGCGTACCAGACTTCGCAACTACACTGATTGGCGTGTTCCTGGTATGATTATTCGTCCTGCTCGAGAATCATTTATTGAAGAAATGGTTCCGTTAGATCCACTGTATGTTGTGGACCAATCGCAAGAACTGATAGATCCTGCAGTATTTCAATTCAATGAAACGTACCGTGCTCGTTTGAGACAGTATGTGATCAACGAAGATCATGAACAAATATTAGGCAGCTTGCCTAACGATCAGTTTGGATTGATATTTGCCTATAACTATTTCAATTTCAAACCCATGGAATTGATCCGCCAGTACCTGACAGAAGCATACCAAAAACTGCGTTATGGTGGTACCATAGTCATGACCTACAATAACTGTGATCGGGCACACGGAGTAGAGTTAGCAGAACGAAACTTCATGTGCTACACTCCCGGATCAGAAATTGTAAAAATTGCCGAATCTGCAGGATTTGATGTGACTTATCAACACACAGGTCTAGCAGATTTGTCCTGGATAGAACTGCAACGTCCTGGCGAAATTGTGTCCCTGAGAGGCGGACAAACTCTAGCCAGAATCGTTGCAAGATCTAAATAAACCCTGTATACTTAAACATTAGGAGAAACTTATGAGAGACTGTCTATTAGACTTAGTAGAACACACTTTTGATCTTGGTTGTATTGACCTTGTGAAAATTGTTGGTGACGACAAAACTACTCAAATCAGCGGCCTGGCCGAGGACTTGAGCGTGGTTGTGCAAGGCAACTACCACAATCCTGTGGCTGACTTTGTGGGCACATTTGGAATGCCCAATCTTGCCAAACTCAAGACTCTGTTGAATCTACAAGAATACCGCGAGGATGCCAAGTTGACTATTACTCGACGCACACCCGAAGAGCCTGATGGCATCAACTTTGAAAACAAACACGGTGACTTCAAGAACAACTATAGATTCATGGCATCAGGTATTGTGAGCGAGAAACTCAAAACTGCCAAGATGAAACCAGTGAACTGGCACATTGAATTTGAGCCAACCAATGCCAGCATTCAGCGACTGAAGTGGCAAATGAGCGCCAACGTTGAAGAACCCAATTTTCAGGTCAAAACCGAAGGCAGCGATCTCAAGTTTTACTTTGGCGATCACAGCACTCACGCTGGTAACTTTGTGTTTCAAGGCAATGTAACAGGGCAACTCAAACGTGCCTGGAGCTATCCAGCCAAGCAGTTTGCCAGCATTATGGACTTGACTGGAGACAAAGTCGTGCGCATCTCTGATGACGGTGCTGCACAGATCACTGTGGACTCGGGTGTTGCAGTGTACAACTACATCCTTCCAGCACAAAGCAAGTAATGACTGAACCTGTTGTTCAAGACAATCTCACAGCCAAGCAGTCAGACTATGCTGTTTTTCTGCCGGCTATTTCAGGCTTCTATGCCACATTCATAGGCAAGCAAAGGAACGAACCGTATGTCGATCCGTTACGATTTCCTGCGAATCTTAAGGATATGGAGCAGCTTAACTGGCTTAACTCTACCAAAGCTCTTTTCCCGTATCGTTGGAGCTTGTATTCAGGAGGTCACGCAAACCTTGATCTTACAAAACAAGCCTGGAGCGAAGACATGGTACGCAGCCGAGAGTCTGGATCGTTTATACTTGGAGACTCGGGCGGATTTCAAATTGCAAAAGGTCTTTGGGAAGGTGATTGGAAAGCCAACTCAGGTTGCGCCAAGGCTCAAAAAAAACGTGAGTTGATCTTGAACTGGTTAGACAATGTTGCTGACTACGGAATGATTCTTGATATTCCAACTTGGGTTATTCATGACAAGAAAGCATCAGAAGCCTGTCAGATCACTACACTGCAAGAAGCTGTGGATGCTACCAAGTTCAACAACGAGTACTTCATGCGTCATCGAAAAGGTGTGAAGAATGGTGGTGCTAGATTCTTGAACGTGTTGCAAGGCGACAATCATACCAGTGCCGATGCATGGTATGATACCATGAAGGAATACTGCGATCCTGCAAAGTATCCAGACACACACTTTGATGGTTGGAGCATGGGTGGCCAGAACATGTGTGATGTGCATTTGGTGTTGCGACGACTGGTAGCATTGCGATATGATAACTTGTTGCAACCTGGAGTTCATGACTGGATGCACTTCTTGGGCACATCAAAACTGGAGTGGGCAGTACTACTCACAGTTATTCAACGAGCAGTGAGAAAATATGTCAACCCTGATTTTACTATTAGTTTTGATTGCGCTAGTCCATTCCTTGCAACGGCGAACGGGCAAGTCTATTTTGAAAACGTGTTTGAGCACGATTCTAAGTGGTCGTACAGAATGGCGCCGTCAGCAGACGACAAAAAGTACAGCACAGACACCCGCAAGTGGTCAGACGGAGTAGTTGCCGACGGTGTCTATCCGCGGTGGGAAGACTCGCCAATCAGCAACATGCTGAAGATGAAAGACATCTGTATCTACAAACCGGGTGTTGCCAAACCTGGCGTCACACTTACACCAGAAAACTTTCAAGATCCTAGTTTGTATGATGTGTTGCCTGATCAAAACAAAAATGGCAAGTGGGGCAAGACTTCTTGGGACAGTTTCAGTTATGCATTGCTGATGGGTCACAATGTTTGGATGCACTTGACTGCGGTGCAAGAAGCCAACCGACGCTTTGATGCAGGCGAACATCCTGCCATGATGCAACGTGATGGTGGCGATTATGCCAAGTTTGAACACATCGTGGAAGCTATCTTTGCAGCACCAGACCGAGCCAGTGCAGAAGCCATAATTGAACACTATGACACATACTGGATGGAGATTGTGGGCACACGTGGATTCAAAGGCAAAAAAACCAAAAACGCACGTACTCAGTTCAACGCATTGTTTGATTTCGAAGAACCTGAGGTTGATCAACAAACCGACGACAGTGTACAATTAGACAACAACAAACTTGATCAACTGGAACAGGACCAAACATGATTCGTGAAGGCCATGACAATGTCAATTTCTTCTTTGGTAAAGAAGTTGAAAAGACTCCAGCATTTGGAAAACAAACAATATTTGTAGTTGGCATACAACCTGTGGACGAGATTGTGTATCATTTTGACCAACATCCAAGCGGAGTAGAACACATATTTTTTGGTGCCAACCACAGTTTCTATCCACAAACGCCCACTGAGTGGGATCGGTGGTCCGCCATGATTGTACACTTTTTGAAACTGGGTTATGTATGCAGCCTGGACATTCCCGTGACACATGTGGAAGATTTCAATGACACTTGTTTGTGCGAGTATCGCAACTTCATCCCACAAATTCGCATCAGTGTTCCTTATGTGAAGTTGTGGAACTACAACACCATGATCAAGATTGATGACAACGATTTTGACGCAACCAATCCTGGCGTTTGGACACACAGCTTGCACAGCCTAATGTCAAGACGAACATTCACAGACTGGGATCAGTACAACGAGGACTCAACATTATGAATCAACAACAACGAGAAACAGTAGAACGCATTATGACCGCTGCTGAACGCAAGATCTGGGTCACGTTTCGCAAGGAAGGCATTCACTGCTATCCTGCCGCAGCCACTGATCCTGCATTGGCCACAGGCGATGACATGGATGTGAGCTTTTTAGGTACACCACATCGACATATCTTTCACTTCAGAGTGTGGATTGATGTGATACACAATGACCGAGACATTGAGTTTATACAGTTCAAACGCTGGTTGGAAAAACTCTATGCCACAGGCACCCTGGCTCTTGACTTCAAGAGCTGCGAAATGATGAGCGACGATTTGTACATGCAAATCGCACAAAAATATCCAGACCGTGCAGTCTGGATTGAAGTGTCCGAAGATGGTGAAAACGGCGCACTGATCAAGTATGAAACTCACCGCCCCCAACTCAGTGTTAATATTTAAGGAAGTATCATGGCCAAGCCACAATTGAAATCTAATCCCCGTGTGAACGAACTGTTTGAAGATCTGGAAAAACTCTATGAGTTCTGCCAGGACTACGGCTATCGTTACAACGAGGCCGATCTCTACAACTTCAAGAGCTATGCATGGCAGCAGTTCAACAAGTACTCACAAGGCAAAAATGCCAAGAACATGTGGGACGAGGACACACGCCGCTTTGCTGGTTATCGGACACAATAATGATACATGTGTTGTTTGTTCCAGGCATGTTTGGTTCTACTATTGAATTTGTGCTACGGTCGTATACTCAAGAATATACGCAGTTAGATACACAAATAGAGTCTGATGGATCCATGCATTCCTTTAAGAAACAAGCACATTTTCTTAACACCAAATCTATCTCTGAGTTCTTTACAGATCATCAGAAAGATACAATTACAACCCCTATCTATCCGTTTAATGAACAACATCTTCCTGAAATTATAAATCTGCTGGACCAATATATTGACCCATTAGATTCATGTGTGCTAGTGTATGCTAACAGTTTGGAAGATGCTGAATTAAACATGTTATTTCAGTATCACAAGATTGCATTTGGTACCAAGATTAAAATTGGCCTAACAATTTTTTGCGGAAGCAATGAACACAACATTGTAAATTGGAATACAGAATATACCCATTGGAGCCAGATGCAACTCTGGGAACTACGGGAATGGATTAGTTTATTTTATGTTGACTGGTGCAGAGAGTGGCAAGATTCTTACTATCAGACAACAAGCAAGTTCGCTAAAATCAAAAATACAGACATTCTTAGCAATCCATACTCTACCTTTGCTAGCATTATACAACATTGTGGTCTTACTGAAAAACCGGGATTACTAGAATTTGCAAGCAATTGGAAACAAGCACAACAGTATATTGTTGATGAGTACCAATTGCTAGGAGAAATTGTAGATTGCTCTATAACTAATCAAAGTTTATCCTGGGAACCGATAAACATTGTTGCTGAGGCCATTGTGCAGCAACGTTTACGATCCAAAGGATATGAAATAAGATGTGATGGTCTAAATACACTTCCCACAGATTCCAAAACACTTTACAACCTACTTGAGAAAGTATAAAATTATGAGTGCAGCAAGAAAAAGACCAAACAGATTTTGGACAAGATCAAGGCACAATATGTTGCCAAAGCCAAAGGACTATTAGACAAATGAGAAAACTATTTTACATGGGCCTAGAAGCCTATCAAGAACGTTACACACTGCAACTCACTGAGTGGAATCGGCGTGTGTTTGATCAACGTGGACTGGATGTGGTTTATGTACCAGGCACCACCATTGACAACACACAAAGCATCAGCGTAGGACAAGTGCTGGATGCACACGGACGCAGTTACTTTGCCATGAGCCAAATGATGAATCTGGTTCAGTTGATGAAGAACGGCACAGTCACTGGTGCGGACGTGATCTACTTTGAAGACATGTTCCAACCTGGTTTTGAAAGCCTGGGCTACATCATCAATCAAATTCCTCGTGAACAAGTGCCCCGCATCTATGTACGTTGTTTGGCACAGGCCATTGACCCTGATGACTTTGTGCATGTATGGGGTCTGAATCGTTGGATGGATTTGTATGAAAAAATGGTCAATGAGATTGTGGCGTTCTCAGGCGGTGCTGTACTTGCTACCAACGAAGAAATGGTCGCGCACATGCGCATTGCTGGCTGGACTGCTCCACTTTACAACATTAGTGGCCTGGCATTCGGCAAATCAGAAGTACTGGAGCGGATCGGTGGACTGGAAAACATCCAGCCGTTTGATAGCCGTCCGCGGAGGGTGGGTTTCGCAGCTAGGTTCGATCAAGAAAAGCAACCTGGCTTCTTTATGGACCTCATTGAAATGTATGGTGAACTTACCACTGAACCATGTGAGTTTGCAATTTACAGTGGCGGACCTTTGCGATCCAACAATCCAGCGTATATTGAACGTGCCCGCCGTATGGAGGCAGAAGGCAAACTTCGCATCTACGAAAACCTCACAAAGAATCAGTACTACGAGCTTTTGAACAATACTCGTGTGCTGTTTAACTGTGCGTTACAGGACTGGGTTTCAAATACTGTAAGTGAAGCAGACACACTGGGGTGCAACGTGGTGTATCCTGCATATCGTAGTTTTCCAGAAACTTTTGCCAACGATCCCAACAGACTGTATGTGCCTTGGAGCATAGATGACGCTTATCACAAGATGCAGAACAACCTGCGAGAACCTCATCACAACATGGGTTTGATATCAGACTGGAACAACGGCACTATTGGGCGCATCATTGATATCATGTCTGGATCAGGTGAGGCATGGAATCGTTCGGGCAATCGCTATCGTGACCATGTTGCTCACGAAAAATATCAAGTTGTAAAGATTGAATCATGAACGTTGTAGTAACAGGTGCTGCTGGCTATATTGGCGGCCAAATTACCCTACAACTACGAGACGCTGGACACTCAGTAACCGGCGTTGATCGTAGGCCGTTGCCCCAGCATCTGCAAGGCACAATGAATTTTTTGCAGGCCGACTTTGACAGCGACGAAGTGTATCGCCGACTACTAGAGGTTCGTCCTGAAGCCATTGTGCATTGTGCAGGTACTAGCCTGGTTGGACCCAGTATCAAACATCCGTCAGATTACTATCACAACAATGTGGTCAAGACTCTAAACTTGCTGAATATTGTGTTGAATGCTATGCCGCGCACACGAATCATATTCAGCAGTAGTGCAGCAGTATACGGCGAACCCATCATGACTCCCTGCCATGAAGTTGATCCTTTGCAACCCATCAGTCCTTACGGACAAAGCAAAATGATGGTGGAGCAGATTTTGGAAAGCTATCATCAAGCCTATGGTCTAGACTATGTGGCCTTTCGCTATTTTAATGCCTGCGGTGCTGATTCAAAGGGACGACACGGACAAGAATCTGGTGCTACTCATATCATTGCTAGAGTGTTGGAAAGCATTAGAGATACCAAGGATTTTGTGCTCAACGGCATTGACTATCCTACCCCTGATGGAACCTGTGTTCGCGACTATGTGCATGTGGAAGACATTGCTAGAGCACATGTCATGGCCCTAGATCCCAAAGTCACATCTGGAGTATACAATCTTGGATCCAACACAGGAACCAGCAACAGAGAAATCATTGATGCAGCGCAACAGGTCACTGGCAATGCTGCGATAATTCAACTTGGTCAACCACGACGTGGCGATCCACCTATGCTGACGGCCAGTGCTGCCAAGTTTGGAATGGTTGCAGGTACATGGAGACAGCATAATCTAGAAGATATGATTCGTCATGCGTGGGCTTGGTACAATGTTTGACAAGATTCTAAAATTTGAACAAGAACTGGCTGAGTTCACTGGTGCGCCTTATGCCATTATGACCGACTGTTGCACACATGCTATCGAACTGTGCTTGCGACATGAACGAGTGCGTGAAGTTGTGATGACTCCATACACTTACCTCAGCATCCCTATGACCATGCACAAACTGGGCATCAAGTATTACTATCGAGAAGAAGAATGGACAGGAGAGTATAGGTTTCATGGCACCAAAATCTGGGACAGTGCTCGCAGACTAGAACACAACATGTATCGCGCTGGATCTATGCAGTGCTTGAGTTTTGGACACACCAAGCCCTTGCACATAGGCCGTGGTGGTGCTATCTTGTTGGATGATGCAAACGCATACAACATTATGATTCGTCAACGCTATGACGGTCGAGATCTTGCCGTATCGCCGTGGCAAGACCAACAAACATTTCATGTGGGCTATCACTATAAACCCACAATTGAAGAAGCACAGCAAGGGCTTGCCTTGCTGGAAGGCATCAAAAAAACCAATCCGGTTCCTGTACATGTTGCTTATCCAGACCTACGCAAAATTTCAATAACACAATGACAAAACAAAACATTGTTGTGTCAATTGGCAAGGCACTACAGGTACTAGAGCATTTTCCTGGAGAAGTTTTTGATCCAGATAAATTTGCAATATTTGATATAAGTTTGTCCGAGTTTCAGTTGCACTCAGTTGAACTTCGAAACTACAAAAAAATGATCTGTGCGATATCATTTTGTGGCGACAGATATCCAGATTTAGACCTGGCAAAATTTGATGTTGTTTTGGTACTTGATGAAGAAGTAATTGACCACGACAATTATCTACAAAAACTCAGAAAAAAGTTCAACAATCACAACATTGTAATTGTGTGCAGCGGATATCACAAAGACTATCCCCCAGACACCGACTCAGTGTATGTGTATCCTTACTTTTTGCAAAGCATATTGAAACACAATGTTCCAAGAACGGTTGATAGTATTGAGTATCATCAGCGAACGTTTGATGTATTGCTAGGCGGTATAAAAAGACATCGGAAATTTATTTTTGATCGGTTGGGCCAACACTGTATGTTGGATGCATGCTATGTAAATTTGACCACCCACACTGGTTCCGCTGCTCTGGTAAAAACCATCTATCGCAGTCCAGAAATTGACTATCTCGAAGACAGTGCATCAGTTGATGTTATCGGTAGTCAAGGATTCAACAGTTATGTGCAACTGGAATCTGGTGCAAAAATTTCACAAATTGTCCCTTGGGGCATTTATCAAAATTCATTGTACAGTTTGATTGCAGAGACTAACTTTGAAAATTATTTTTTCTTTACTGAAAAAACAGCCAAGGCCTTGTATGGTCAGAGACCTTTTGTATTTTTTGGTGCCCAAGGCCAACTAGAGGATCTAAGAAATTTTGGCTTTGAAACTTTTGGTGATGTAATTGACGAAAGTTACGACTCAGTCTTGGATCCTACCGAAAGATTTACCAAGGCATTTGAACAAGTTAGATGGTTGTTTGATCAAAATCATCAACTCCTACATCAGAAACTGCAACCAATTGTAGAGCACAACTGTGCACACATACAAAATCGGCAACATTTTTTAGTGCCTTTACAGCAATGGTTATATAAACACTGTTGACTTCTAGGTCTAAATACATTACAATAGCACAAAGTCATCCACGACTATTAACTCGGAGAAACAAATTGACAGAAAAATTTAAACCAGATCCCATAATGAACACGCCCGACAGTCGGAAGTTTGTCAAAAACGAATTTCCCCCTTTGGACAAAGAAGTGTATGTAAAAGCCGGAGACGACATGAGCGACAAGGGCTATGAAGAAGAAAAGTATCTTGGAAACTATCTTCGTGCAAAAATGAAGCGTGACGGCAAAAGATTTTGGGCAGGCGACAACATTAGTGAATATGTCAACGACCATAACAAAGAGCAACTGATCGACGAAGCTACAGAAGCATTTGAATTAGTGCTTGATCGTTTGTTGATCGATCGAGAAACAGATCCCAACTCGCATGGTACAGCACGTAGACTGGCCAAGATGTACTTTAATGAAATCATGGAAGGTAGATATGAACCAGGACCGGACGCAACAGCATTTCCCAACGACTCACAAGACCGCTACGAAGGAATGCTTGTGGTACGTAGTGAGCTTCGCAGTATGTGCAGTCATCACCACCAACCTGTCAGTGGCGTTGCTTATATCGGGATTATTGCCGCTCAAAAGCTCATTGGTCTTAGCAAGTACACTCGTATTGCTCAGTGGTGTGCTCGTCGTGGCACGTTACAGGAAGAACTCTGCAATGACATTGCCCGTGAGATTAGCCGGGCCACTGACTCCGAAAACGTAGCTGTATACATTCAAGCCATACACGGATGCTGTGAGAATCGCGGCATCATGGCACACTCTAGTCTTACACAGACCACTGTACTCAAAGGTGCATTCAAGACTGATCCAAGTGTGAAGAAAGAGTTCTTTGACAACATTAAATTACAACAGGAGTTTGCCCCACGATGAGATACGAAACATTACTAGAAGCCGCAGCCGTAGGTGCTGCACCATGGACCAACGAAGCCGCTGAACATTCTAATTATCATGTGGCAGTGTTCCGTGATGCGTTTCCTGTAGCACAAGGACACTTGTTGTTTGTGCCACGCTGGAACAAGAACGTAGTCATTGAAGAAGCAATGAAAAGTGCGTTTCGCGTTGGACATCAAAAAGTTGTTAATGGGGAATGGGAAGCCTACAACGTAGGCATCAACTGTGGCGCAGCCGCAGGCCAAACTGTGATGTATCCACATGTGCATTTGATTCCAAGAAAGACCGGGGACTGTGCAGACCCTGTGGGCGGAGTACGGGCAGTGATTTCAGGGCAAGCCAACTATAAACAATCAGGCTATCAACAGCCTGAATAAGTATTGATCTCAGCGGCCTTATGGCATCATTCCCGCTATACAAACTCTGCTGCCTATGCTATAATCAACATAGGAGAATATAATGGCAAACCAACCTGTACAATACAAATTTACTTCTACCAAGGAGTATCATGACGCATTTCCCTGTGCGTACCGCCAATGGCGAGCTGATAGTCACTGCAATCTTATCCATGGCTACAGCTTCTCAATGAAGTTTTACTTTGGAACCAACGACCTAGATGTTCGTAACTGGGCTGCTGATTATGGCGGACTCAAAGAACTAAAGAAAACACTAGAAGATCAATTTGATCATACCTTGATTGTGGCACAAGACGATCCTGAACTGGCCACATTCAAAATGCTACAAGAAAAGAAAATGGCCAAGATTGTGGTGCTACCACGTCTGGGCTGTGAAGGACTTGCTGATCAACTCTACAAGTTTGTAAACGGAGTTTACATTCCTGAAATGTGGGGGCCTGCTGAAGCAGAAAGACTGTGGTGCTATCGCGTGGAAGTTCGCGAAACCCAGGCTAACATGGCCTATCGCGAAGGCCATCGTGAATGGAATGAGGACTTGTTTGAATGAGCGAAATTACTACACCTGAATTTGACATTGCTATCTTGTTGCCTACTCGCGGGCGATCAGATTCACTAGAGCGTAGCGTAAAAAGCGTTATTGAACTGGCAGCAGATGCCAGTCGAATACAATTGATGTTTGGATTTGACAATGATGACCCTGTGGGTATTAATTACTTTGTACAAGAACTGCAACCTTGGCTGGATCAACACAACGTCAACTACACTGCCATCAAGTTTCCGCCTTTGGGCTACATTCGGCTCAATGAGTACGTAAACGAACTAGCTCGCAAGAGTGATGCACGTTGGTTGGTATTCTGGAATGACGACGCTGTGATGGAAACAGGTGGTTGGGACCAAGAGATCATGACCCACGACGGTGAGTTCAAACTGTTGGCCTTTCATACACACAATGATCACCCTTATTCAATCTTTCCTATTGTGCCGCGCAAGTGGCTGGATCTCCTGGGCTATCTAAGTCCGCATCAAATTTCAGATGCATGGTTGAGTCAACAGGCCTACATGTTGAATATCTGGGAACGAATTCCAGTTGATGTGTTGCATGATCGTCATGACCTTACTGGCAATAATGGGGACGAAACTTTTCAAAATCGTCCCATGTTAGAGGGCAATCCTTCCAGCCCCGTGGACTTTCACAGCATGACACAGATGGACCTACGTCATCGAGACTGCTACAAGATTGCTACCTATTTGCGAACACAGGGATGTGATCTTTCGTTTTTTGATCGAGTATTTCAAGGCAAGCAAGATCCCTGGGAACATCTTGCCAAGAACGATGTCAACAAACAAATGGTGCAGTTCAAAAATCCTCACACACATTTCCGAGCAGGTACCAAATGACACAAATCAGTCTTGAAGAACGTATCAAACGATACTGGAACACACAACCTTGCAACATCAAGCACGGGCAAAGTGATATCGGAACTCCAGAATTCTTTCGTGAAGTATCAGAACGTAGATATCGTGTGGAGCCGCACATTGCTGAATTTGCAGGGTTCCATTTATGGGCTGGCAAGCGTGTGTTAGAAATTGGTTGTGGCATCGGATCAGATGCAGAAGAATTTGCCAAGCATGGTGCCGAGTATGTAGGCATTGACTTGAGTGATCAAAGCATTGCACTCAGTAAACAACGATTTGAAACACTAGGCCTTGAAGGCGAGTTCTACAATGTAGATGCAACCGATGCTGACGCATTGGCTACGTTAGGTGAGTTTGATCTTGTTTACAGTTACGGTGTGATACATCACTTCCCAGGCATCGACAAGATTATTAACAATGTACATGAAGTGGTCAAATATGGTGGTGAATTCCGCTACATGGTATACGCCAAGAACTCCTGGAAGTATGCCATGATCCAAAAGGGTCTTGACCAGTTTGAAGCACAAGCAGGCTGCCCATACGCACAAGCATTCTCCAAAGATGAAATCCATCAATTGATGAACAGTGACAACGGCTGGTACATTGAACGTTTACGTCAAGACCACTGTTTTATGTACAATGTAGATGCGTACAAGGCAGGCCGTTATGAATTAGAACCTTGGTTTGAAACCATGACTGACTCTCATCGTCAAGCTGTGCGAGAATATCTAGGCTGGCATCTGTTGGTCAAAGCACGTAAGGTATGAGTCGTCTTTTTACTTTTGGTTGTAGTTTTACAAACTATCGCTGGAGTACGTGGGCAGACATTTTGGGTGCTCATTATGACGAGTATCAAAATTGGGGTCAAGGTGGTGCTGGCAATCACTACATCTTCAACAGTGTAATGGAAGCAGACCAGCGTAGTCAGTTTGAACCCAATGATACTGTTATTGTTAGTTGGACCAATGTCATGCGAAATGATCATTATACTACCCGCTGGCAAACATATGGCAACATGTATACCACTGAACTTTACAATCAAAAGTTTGTAAAAGAAAAGGTAACCGAGCGTGGATATTTGATTAGAGATGCGGCGTTTATCAAAGCAGTAAAAGTGTTGCTGGAACTCAAGGGAGTAAACTGGCATTTTACCAGCATGGATCAAACTACTTGGCAAATAGATCAATGGGATCCTGACAAGAAAAGTTTCTTTCCAGATGTAGTTGACCTATATAAAGATGTGTTTGAAGGCTGGTTGCCAAGTTTCAGAGAAGTTTTGTTTCCAGAAAGATGGGCTGATCGAGAAGACGGCCATCCTACCCCAGCAGAACACCTAATCTGGTTAGATACAGTTTTACCAGGCAGCGTGACAAAGCAAGAAGTTCGTGTTAAAATTGCACAAGAATCTAATAATCTGGTCAAAACAAAAACCAGTGATTGTACACTAAAAAGGTTATAATATGAAATTTAAAGTATCAGAACTATTCTATTCTGCACAAGGCGAAGGCCGATACGTTGGTGTACCCAGTGTGTTCCTTCGCATGTTTGGTTGTAACTTTACCTGTTCAGGGTTTGGTTGTAAGCCCGGCGAGAAGAGCACAGAAGCAGATGAAGTATCCAAGACTGTGGAACTGTACAAAACTTTTGAAGAACTACCACTGGTGAACACAGGTTGTGACAGCTATGCAAGCTGGCATCCTGCATTCAAGCACTTGAGTCCAACGTACACTGCTGAACAACTGGTGGACAAAATGGCTGCACTATTGCCACATGGCAACTGGTTGCAGCCCAATGGAAATCCTGTGCACCTGGTGATCACAGGCGGAGAGCCCTTGCTGGGCTGGCAACGTGCGTATCCTGAACTGTTGGACTTGTTGCATGCACGTGGCTTGCGACACATCACATTTGAGACCAATGGTACTCAGGAGCTGTCAAGAGAGTTTAGACTGTATCTAGATGACTGGCACGGTGAGATCACATTCAGTGTCAGTCCCAAGCTCAGTGTTAGTGGCGAAAAACGTGAAGAAGCTATTCGTCCAGAAATTGTGTTTAACTATGAAACACATGGCATTGCTTATCTCAAGTTTGTGGTTGAGAAAGTCTCAGACTTTGACGAACTGGATCAAGCTGTAGACGAGTATCGACTGGCAGGCTTTGCTGGTCCTGTGTTTGTGATGCCTGTGGGCGGTGTGGTCAGTGTGTACGATGGCAACAGAATCAATGTAGCCGACGAAGCACTCAAGCGCGGTTACTGGTACAGTCCGCGTCTGCATGTGGATCTTTGGGGCAATGGTTGGGGGAAATAAATGTTTGACAAGATCAAAAGTTTGTTTGGCGTAAAAGCCAATGTGAATCCCGAACCCACTGCACCAAAACCCGAACCGGCGCCACCAAAGCCAAAGACCAAGGCTCCAGAAAAATCTGCTAAAGAACTGGCCACAGAACGTGGCGAACCTTATGTGGCTGTGCTCAGCATGGATGTGGATCCAGAGAATCTGCATCAAGGAGCGTTTGAACTGGATTGGAACGACAAGTTTGTGGCCAACTTGATCAGAGCTGGATATCAAGGCAAGTCTGATAATGACGTAGTAGACCAGTGGTTCCAGAACGTGTGTAGACACGTTGTGATGGAAACCTGGGAACAAGAACAAGCTATCAAGAATTCCGGCATTTATGTACAGAGTCGCAACATTGGCGACGGGAGAAGCGAAGTATCATGATTTTTAATCACATCAAAGAACTCAAGGCCCAGGGCAAACGTATCGGCATCACATTCAGTCAATTTGACATGTTGCATGCTGGACACATTGCCATGTTGGCTGAAGCCAAGAATCACTGCGATTATCTAATTGCAGGCCTGCAAACTGACGCCAGCGTTGATCGGCCAGGCATCAAAAATGCTCCTGTGCAAAGCATTGTGGAGCGACAGATACAGCTCAGTGCCTGTAGATTTGTGGACGAGATTGTGGTGTACACCACAGAGCGAGACTTGGTTGACTTGATTCTGACCTTGCCCATTGATGTACGCATCCTGGGCAAAGAGTACGAAGACACCAACTTTACTGGACGCAACGAAGGTGCAGGCCTGGGCATAGAGCATGTGTTCAACAGCAGAGATCATTCTTTCTCCAGCAGCAGTTTACGCAAACGTGCGGCGGCGGCTGAAGCAGAAAAGGAACTGACTCGCGGAACCAATCCTGCTTCTTGAGGCAAAACCAATGCATATCTTATTCAATGGCGACTCCAACATGGGAGGCGAAGAACTGGATGACAAAAAGCTTGGAATGGCCGGAGTCATTACAGACTATTATGGCGCTACTGCAACAAACTTGGCAGTCAGCGGCGCTAGCAACGACTTGATCTATCAGTCAACCTGGGAATACTTGCAATCCAACCCGGCACCAGATTTGGTTGTAATTGGTTGGAGTGAACACGGCCGAGAACAGTGGTATTTTGAAAATCAATTCCATGAGATCAACCAACTAGACGTGGGACAACAGATACCCAACGAATTCCGTAGGCGATATCAGTTTTGGAAAAATCACATTCAGAAAGATCCCAACTGGCACAGAGTCATGAGCTACTACTGGCACAACAAGATCTACAACTTGCACATGTGGATGTACGAACGAAAAATTCCACATTTGTTTTTCAATGCATTTCATCACTTTCAGATTGAAAGCGAAAAAGAATGGCTGGACTGGCATTGCTGTTTTTTCTGCCCTTACAATGAACGACAATGCTATGTGCCATTCTGTATTGAACACAACTACGAAGAACTCACTCCTGGATGGCAACATTTTGAGCCTGCTGGTCACCAAGCCTGGGCTGATATCTTGATCAACGAAATCAACACAAGTCCTGCACATGCTATTATATTCGAACGGGAACAGTCACTCCGCCGCGGCTGAATGTGTGAACCCACATGCGTGGGCACAGGACGATGGTGTGTTCTGGGGACTGGGACGACAACCGCATCCTGACAACGAACGAGCTAGTTACAGTTGCGAACTGGCCAACTGGTTACGTGCTATACTGTATCTGGACGCACAAGCAGGATGTAGCAATACCAGAATCATGCGTACCACAAGAGAATGGATTGAGCAAAATCCAGATGCTGTCAAAGACTGCTTCATGGTCATACAGTGGACTACTTGGGAACGAGAAGAATGGTGGCACAATGGTCAAGACTATCAAGTCAACGCCAGTGGCATAGACCATGTACCCAAAGAACTACAAGAACGATATCGCGAGTTTGTTGTGGACATAGACTGGGATCAGTGTAGGCAACAAGCACATGATGATATTTGGCAGTTTCACAAAGAACTAGAATCCCAGGGTATCCGGCACCTGATGTTCAATGGCAACAGTCATTTTGAAGGAATCAAACAACAGTACGACTGGGGCACAAGTTATATGGCTCCTTACGATCACGCCAAAACGTACGATTTTGTACTAAGACAGCAGGGCTTTGCCACAGTAAATCCCGAAAGTTGGCATTTTGGGGCCAATGCCCATTGCTTTTGGGGCGAATATCTGTTACAATACATCAAGACCAATCAACTCTTAAGGCCTGATGAAATACCTACTTATTGACACCAGCAACATGTTCTTTCGTGCTAGACATCAAGCACACAGAGCAGCAGATACCTGGACCAAGCTGGGCTTTGCACTACACCTGACCATCATGAGTGCCAACAAGGTAGCACGTGATTTGGGTGCAGATCACGTGGTATTCGCACTAGAAGGACGTAGCTGGCGCAAGGACTACTACAAACCCTACAAGGCCAACCGTGCTGTGGCCCGTGGCGCCATGAGTGAAACAGAAGCAGAAGAAGACAAACTGTTCTGGGAAACATACGACGAGCTGACTAAATACTTGTCTACAAAAACCAATTGCAGTGTGATCCGTTGCGCAACAGCCGAAGCGGATGATGTCATTGCACGTTGGATAGCTTTACACCCCCAAGATGACCACACTATTGTAAGCACAGATTCTGACTTCGTTCAGTTGGTGGCACCTAATGTGCGACTCTACAACGGTGTCAATGATCACTTGTTCAGTGTCGACGGTGTCAAGGACGGCAAGGGCAAGAATCTAAGTTTTACAATTGAAAGCAATTCAAAGATCAAGGTTGGTAAATCTGACCCTTACTTTATTGCACCTGTGGACTATCAAAAGTGGGTGTTGTTTTTGAAATGTGTGCGAGGCGATCCTGGTGACAATGTGTTCTCAGCGTATCCAGGTGCCCCGGTCAAAGGCACAAAGAATCGTGTGGGTATTACAGAAGCATTTGAAGATCGTGGCAAAAAAGGCTATGCGTGGAACAACATGATGTTGCAACGTTGGACTGACCATGAGCAAGTGGAACACAAGGTGTTGGAAGATTACGAGCGTAACGTGGCTCTAATTGACCTTACTGCACAACCCCAGGACATCAAAGATGTTGTAGACACAGCTATCCGCGAACAGGTAATTCACAGAGACGTGGGCATGGTGGGTGCTCACTTTTTAAAGTTCTGTGGCAAGTACGAGCTGAACAAACTCAGCGACCATGCAGATGCAGTGGGTCGTTGGATGAACAATACATACAAAGGAGTATTAGATGATACACGCCAAACCAGTGGTAGCTAACCAGTATTGGATCCTGAAGCAGGACGATCAAAAAGTTGGCAACATTCAGGCAGTGGATGATGGTTATCAAATCACCATTCGCAACAAAACTGCCAACTACAAAACCATTCCCATGTTGCGGAATCGTGAACAGGTTGAGTTTGAACCTGCCACAAAGAAAACCAAAGAACTCAGCCATCAAGTTCATGGCTATGACACCGGATGCCGTGTGTACAATCCCATCTGGGACGTCAAGCACAAATTGCCATTGTTTACTACCAGCAACAAAAGCAAATCATGGTTTGCCGCAGGCTGGTACATGGTCAAACAGCATCGTGCCTGGAAGGCTGTGCAAAACCCCAAACTTATTGTACTTGAACGGTATAAGTACCAAGGACCCTTTCATTCTAAAGAAGAAGCAAATGACAAATCCGTTTCGTGATCAAGAAAAATTCATGCGAGCCTGCGACCAAAGTGTCAACGAGTTTAACACAGAGCAATTTGATCTTTACATGAAGCTAATAGAAGAAGAATGTAGAGAATTAGGTGATGCAGTGGGACAACACGATAAAGTAGAAACATTAGATGCGTTGATCGACATACTTGTTGTTACCATTGGTGCTGTTCACAGTATGGGCGCAGATGCCGAGGGTGCCTGGAAAGAAGTTATGAAAACTAACTTTGCCAAAATTGACAAAGAAACTGGTAAGGTGCGCAAGCGTGAAGATGGCAAAGTACTAAAGCCAGTGGGCTGGACTGCTCCTGAGCTTGAACAATTTTTAACAAAGGAATTAAAATGACAACATCTGTAATTTACAAATCAGCGTCTGATGTTAACACTGCCATGGCTGGTGTGTACAAACACATGGGATTGGCAGTGTTGACCAGTATGTTGATCAGCTACATAGTATCAACCAGCCCGGCATTGATGGCTGTGTTGTTTGGCACAGCACTGAAGTGGGTGATCATATTTGCACCCTTAGTGGCTGTGTTGGCCTTGAGTTTTTCTCTGCACAAAGTTTCTAAATCTGCGGCGCAGTTGATGTTGCATGGTTTTGCAGCCTTGATGGGTCTGAGCATGGCCACCATCTTTGCAGTGTACACATCAGTCAGCATCTTTACTGCGTTTATGGGCGCCGCAGTGTTGTTTGGCGTCATGAGCTTTTATGGATATTTTACCAAACGAGATTTGACCAGCATTGGTCAGTTCTTGTTTGTGGGGCTGATTGCTATTGTGATTGCCAGCGTGATCAACATCTTTGTTGGCAGCACAGTTGCACAGATGGTGATCAGTGCCATTGCAGTGATTGTGTTCTTGGGACTTACGGCCTATGACACACAAAATATTAGACAACAACTCAGTGAATCCAACAGCAACAATGCAGAAGTTGCAGGTGCACTGAGTCTGTATCTAAACTTTATCAACTTGTTCATGAGTCTGTTGCAGTTGTTTGGCAACAAAAATGATTGACTTTGTTTCCAAAATGACCAAAGATCAAGCCCGTGCGTTGTTAAGACGTGCAGGCCTGCTCAACAAGATGCGTGTGATTGAAGGTGCAGAGCGCGAAAAAACCTTGACCATGCTAAGGCTCGTGCCGTTTGAATCCAGCAACAATCAGCATCTATGGACACAATCATGGAAAGTAGGCGACGTCACTTACGATCTGGTTTGTGGCAACGGTGTTGATGAGCTAATAGAAACTACCAAAGACCATGAAACTGATCAATGACGAGTACAACGACTGCTGGGTCTGGGTAGAAGATCACGACGAAAATCAGGAACTCAGCCCACATTTTGATTACGAAGAAGACGCTATTCTATGGCGTGATCGCTTGAAAGACATGTTGAAATGAGTACACAAGTCAATATTGAATTTGATGCTGATCCTAACTACAACAAAGTGATCACTGTGCATCGAGGTGAATTCACCATGGAACACTGGGTAGCAACTCTCAGTACCGAGGAACAACAAGAATGGCGCCGACAGCATGACATACACGAAGACGCTGTGCATGCCGCTGTAGCAGCAGGTGATGCAGAGGTGCATACTCCTGATCCCAAAAACGCCACAATCAAATGGCGAAATCAAGAAATTCACCTGTACTGGATGAACACTATTTCAGCTGAAGACAACGCCAGTTATCACAGCTTTTGGGCTAGATATCATGCCGCAATGGACGAAAGAAACACATGAGTTTACACATAAACCGATTTATTGATCTAATCAAAGCACAGGAAAGTCGTGGAGGACGCGACATCAACATGAGCCTCAAAGACGCCAAGGACCTGCATGCTGACATTACCAAACTGTTGCTGGTGCTGGAATCATTGAGAAGCCAGCATGATGCTCCACGAGATGAAGTTATCAAGGTAGAACTCACAGGCGGTACATTTTAAAACGGCGTAGTTTTTGACTAAATAAAACTAGGAGTTTAATGATGTCAAGACCAAAACCCAGTGTGCTGATTGAGCACACACACAAACAAACCTACAAGACCGAGCAAGTGCTGGCGTCGGAAGGAGTATGGGCGGTGTTCTACGATGCCAAACCCATCAATCTCAAAACCTCAAACATGCTGACGCAGTATCCAGGACCCAAGTACAAAAAGGTTAGCTTCAGCAATCCTGGACATGCTATTAACCTGGCTCGCAAACTCAACATACAGTTCAAGACTGACAAGTTCAGTGTGGTACTGTTGACTCATGGGGCGCAAGTGTACCCCAATGCTCAGTAAACAACAAATCACTCAAGCAGTATTGGAACTGATTACTGGCCACTTTTGTCCCACTCTGGATCAAGCACTGCAACAATGGTGGAAAGATCCCAGGGACACAACTGGTCTTAGACTCAGCGCCGAAGGCTTTTTTGTTTTTGGTCTAGCTGAAATTGTCAACTACCGGTTTGCAGTGCCACCTGGTATTCATGCCAAAGCTGCCACACTGTTGACTCTGGACCGGCGAATGACCTGTCCCTATTACCTAACACAGGGCAAGTCGCCTGAAATCTACATCTATGGCGATAGCGAAGCCACTATGTTTGCGTTATACGGAGATGTAGAAAAGTTCTTAAGGGCCATAGCCAGGTAGCAGTCGATCTGCTAGTGCTTGTGCCTGTATTACAAATTCTCTCTCCATCCGGTCTGGTAAGCCATACAACAAGTATTCACGATTGCGTTCTAATCGATGCTTGTAAGGTGCAAGATCTATGTTGCCTTGTATTAGATCCTTGTTCCGCAGAATAGCTTGTTCTACTCGATCCAGGTAATCAAATTCTTCGTAACTAGTGTCTACTAGATCATCAAACATATCAAACCCCATACGACGGCATTGGTCCACAATACCCTTGTGTCCAATTACAATAGGAATCTGCTCCGAAGCAATTGCTAGTAGAGTTTTTTCAGTGACTATTCCAGTTACTGAGAAATATTCAGTTTCGTTTACAATGTTTACTGGTGAGGATCCATACACATACTTGAGCTTTAACAGATTGGGGAAGTTATTACACCCAAAATAATTACTGTAATCCCATTCTGGTAATCGTATATCTGTGCCAAGGCTCAACCATCCATTAGGCCATGATTGCAAGATGTCGGCTGCCTTACGTCGGTTAACACATGTGCGTCCATTTAAGCATTGCCAGTTATGTGTTCGAGGATATGATAATAGATCTTTCCACTGATCGAAGTTTTCAGCCAACTCATTGCAGAGATCGTAATTGTGATTGCTAAATTTAATCAAGTTCAATGGTCCTGAATAATAACGATCCATATCGCTGGTCCAATAGGTAACCAACACTTGACTAGCATTTGCGCCGTAGAAGTCTTCAACCTTCTTTAGTTCTAATACTTGATTATCTTTTATTGTAACAAAGTCTGGAAAATGTACTACTGCTAGAGTTTTGGGTGTAAAATCTACTACGTCTAGGTTAAGTGGCCAGCCAGTGTCTGGATTAAAATCTCCGTGGTATGCATGATAGCGATTGGGTACCACATCAAAGCCCAGTGGGCCAAGTGTTTGATTAAAGAAGTGTCCAAAATTCATAGTTGTTTATTTAACCTGTAAATACTGCATGGAACTAACAATTGAACAGGTATTAGGCAACCAGTGGGCAATGTTTTATCACTCACAATGGCTTGTGGAAGATCTAGAACCAGTTTGCACACTAGAACAAAGTGTGCGCACAGTAAATCAACAACTGCAAAGTGTGCGTGATCTAAGTCAATGGAAGTATGCGCATCAAGATGAAATAGCCAGACTGCTATGGGTTAACTGGATGTATCAACGACTAGGTGCTGAACCCATACGCAAGCCGGTGCTGGTACACAAACACAACAACAAACTGGTAGTAGATTGTGGTGACACTAGGCTAATGAGCTTGAATTTGTTGACGGACCCAGGTACAGTAAGTGTAGTGGTTGTTGTGCCAATTTCCCAAACTAGAGAGTACTCTGATTGGCGTCAAATACATACCAATCAAGATCTCATGCGAGCCACAGGATTTGGGTGCGGTGCTGATATTGCACTACGAGTCAACGATGCTGGCAGGATTGAATGGTTAGAAATTGGTGACCATACCACTGCACATCATTTGCATGATGTTGATCAACGTATTGCTATGATGCAACGCTATGTTGACACACAGGAAGATAAGTTTGAGTTTTCAATTGACTGGGCTAGAAGCCATATTGATTGGAACATTTACGCCAGGTGAGGCAAATAGGCCTGCTTCCATTGCTCAAATTCTGCGTCCCAGTTGTTTTTGTAGAGCTTGAGTAGTTCTCGATTGTATGTGGCTGCTTTCAAACATCGGGTACGTATTTGATCTTGGTTTTCATTCATAAGCACTTTTGATACATCAGTGATACTTTTCCATACAAAAATGCCTATTCTGTTTTCTACAACTTTGAGTCTATCATAATGATTGTGATCAATCATGTCGCTCATGCAATCAAATCCAAGACTTTCTAAATACGCTACTCCATAACGTCCCATGTATGCGGTCCACGGTACAGGTAATGTGAGCAGTCTAAAGATTTTTTCACTAAGTGCTACTGTATTATCGCTACTGTAAGTTTCGCATTCAATAGTCAACCAACTGCGAGTGTATATTTCGTGATGCAATACATCATAATTTTTCAATGGCATCTGTGGTGCTAACAGTTTATAACTAGCTTGCCACGCTGCCTTGTCATCGTCTGATAGTTCGTTGTTCCAGTACTTGTCAAACACAGCAGGCAAACGATCAGTGCCACCAAATGTGTCACCATCAAATTGATCTTGACAGTTGAAGTTTACATAACCTTTGTGTAGGTGCACACGTTTGGCCAGCTCTAACATGAGTTTGAGTCGTCGAGGGTCAATCCTGTTCACACTGAAACAAAACTGTCGATCTGGTTGCCATTCTGGCATGAGTTCACTGTGACTGTAGATTCCGTAGAAACTGGGCGGCAATTGCCAAACTCGATATTGTGTCGGACATCCAATATAGTTGTCGGTAATCACTGTGGTGTTGCGATCAAACATGTAAGGTACATCCACATGGTAGTTGTCGGCACAATCACGTATGTCGTCAACTAGACACAGCACAACTTTTTTATCTCCACGATGCCAATTGCGCCGTTGCTGATCATTTTTTTGCCACCCAAGATTGGTCAGCGTAGTCTCAAAATAATCTAGAGTAGCTTGCTCTTGTGACAAGCACCCGCTGTTCCAAATGCCGCCACGATGGATAGGCTCTTGTGTGAAGGGATCAAAGTTCATGGAAATACTTATAAGTACCTACTAAATGACCAAACATTTTGTTAATATTATTAACAGGATTATTGGATAATCCCCGATAATATTATTGATAATCACACTATAATTGACTATAATCCAGTATAATCCGGCATGTTGTTTTTATGCAACACAGATTTTGGTTGACCAAAAATGCCCAATTTGCTATAATATACACATGAACACAAAAACAGTAACCCGTAAAAAGCGTGTCGATCGTACTCACATCATTTACATGATTGAGTCGGGTTCAGACTTCTACATTGGTGTCACTGCCAAGACAGAAAGCACTGTGAAGAAGAGTGTTATCACTCGTTGCCGCAAGCATTTTTATCGCATGCGGTCAGAAGACAAGAGCTGGATGCTGTACGAAACCATGCGTGAACGTGGTGTTGACGAATTCACTGTGCGTGTTTTGGATGTGGTTCGCGGTAAGACTGAAGCCCACAATCTGGAGCGTGGCTTGATCCGCAACATGAAGCCCAACTTGAACACAGACGTGCGTGGTGTTGCATAAGGAGCAATCAAGATGAACAAACTAATTCGAGAATTTGAAAAGTCCAGCGGACTTGATGTATATGGCCTTGGCGCCAAGCGAGTGCCTTGGGAAGCCACACTGGAACGGTTCACTGCGCTGATTGTGCGGGATTGTATTAAAGTTGCTAACAAGAATAGAACAGGAATGGAGATAAAGACCAATACTCATCTAACAGCAGATGCGATTAAAAAACATTTCGGAGTTGAAGAATGAACGAACGAATTCGACAACTTGCCGAACAGGCCAATTTAAAGTTGGATGAATTACCAGATGATACATTTATACCTTTAGAAAAGTTTGCTGAGTTGATTGTGCGGGAATGTATGCAAGTTTTAGATCCAGGTGAGCATCAATTGATAGCACGGTTTCACGCAAGGAAATGGTTGGCAGAACATTTCGGAGTTGAAGCATGACTGCAAACAAATTTCGTCCTAGTTCTAGTATGGACACTAGAACTATCATGAAGATGCGCCGAGTGCATGGTCGTACAGACAGCTACAACTGGCAAAGCCGCGTTGAATGGTATCCTGCAGGATACGGTATCAACAAGAAAACTATTTTCAAGCAATTTGGTCGTTTGCATTATCTTGCTTGTCACAGTCCCGAACGGGTTCAACAACAGTGGCAGAAGGTGTACAACAACTTTCACACCAAGCACTTTGGCACATTCAAAGGCAGTGTACGTTATCTCAATCAGTGGAGTTGTCACGCATGGCTGTAAAAAGTCAGCAAAAGCTTGACACTAAATAAAGGCCCTGCTACAATAGCAATATGGGACCTTAGCTCATGTTGGTTAGAGCAGCGGACTCATAATCCGTTGGTGCTGTGTTCGACTCACAGAGGTCCCACCATTCCCATC